GCTCCACACTGTGCTTGGCAAGTTTTTCGACCGTACTGTCAAGGCGCTCGATGCTCCTAGTCAATGTTGCCATACTTGCCGAAAGTCGCGCGAACGACCAAACTACCCCGCCAACCACGACAACAATGTTGCCAACAGCCAACGGGATTTGCCAGTCCATTACGCTTCCTGAATTGCGTAAACCCAGTCAACGCTCACTGACGGGACGCCAGCAGAGCCATCAGAGGTCATTGCAATGACCGGACCCATTTCAACGTCATCGGGGACATTGGTTTCAATGGTGCCCTGTTCAGCGCCGTCAAGGAACAACCGGCAGACGCCATCGCGCCACAAAAAGCCAAGACGCACAAAGGTTGCGTTTGCAGTTGCAAAACTAGCCTGAGTGGAGTCAGTGGAGTTCTTGCGAGCAATGAAAGTCAACGAGGTTGAACCAGCAGAAGCGTTTTCCCAGCCAATGCGATCCGCAGGCTGTGCAACTGATGAACCGTTGTAGTAAGCGGTGTCATCTGCGCCGGGGCAAAGCCCGACAAAAACGCTGCCCACGTTTGCAAACTTGACCTTAGCCTCAAAGTAGAAGGCTTTGTCGAGTTTGAAGACGTTACCCATGCCGACCTGCACACCATCGTGAGCAGAATCGCCACCAGTGTTGGGGCTGATTGTTACCACGCCGCCTTTGCCGTCAACGACAGCAGCGGTTGAAGCAAATTCAGAGCCACTGTCGTTGAGTTCGGTGAGGGTAAACCCACCAACACCGTCAGACAGTTTGGCAAAACAATTGTTGATATAGGTGGAATACTTCGTAGGGTTTTCAAGGCCAGCCAAAGTTGGCGCTTGTCCCAATGAACCACCGTCATATGTAACACTCATGATTAGTCCACATCCGAAAGCAAGAAGTTACGGCGACGGTCAGTACACATGAAGTTGAGAGTGGAGTCCACGAACACCTGCATAGTGGTGTGCTGACCCGGAACTTGGGTCGGACCTTCTTCTCGCATGTACTCACCAGAGAGGAACACGGGCTTGAGCGTACCCCAGTTGACGCCATACACAGGGTTGGTGCCGTTGGTGGTATCAGTCTCAAGGTGTGGCACCCACATCACAGGCACTTGACGGAACATAAGTTGTCCGTCCTTGGATGCGATGTCGTTGCCAAGGTTATCGTTTTGTGCTTCGAGGGCTTCCTCAAGGCGACCGATAACGTTGTAGTTGGTGTAGTAGGCGTAGTTGCTACCTGTGTTGTAGTCAGCGACCGGAACTGGTGGCTTGAAGTTAGTAAACACAGCAGCCTTTCGCCACTTACGAATCAAGTCGGTTTTGGTTACAGCCTCGTAGTCAGCGTAGTAGTTACGCCAAGCAGAGTTAGCAGACAGGCTGGAGTCAATACCCGCGTTGTCAGAGAACTGCGAACCGTCTTGTGCATATGGGTTGTCTCCCGTGAAGCCTTCTTCACCGGCAGCGCCCTTGGCAAGGTGATAAGCAATGCCGTATGGGTGAGTGGTGTCGGAGGTTGAGGGAGGTGCTTGCCAGAAGTTTTTCTCCATCAACTCTGCGAGAGAGATCATGGCGTCCGTACGACGAATCTTGACGAGTTCGACGATACGGGCTGGCGTTGCGTTGAATTGCACTTCGCGACGCTCGAAAGCGTAGTTGGTTGTGCAGTGACGCCAAGGAATGGAAGCGGTGGTCATCACGTCAGCGATGTTCACGTTGTCGCTTTCAAACAGTCCCACGTTCTTTGCAGCGCCGGATTGGTTCAACATAATGTTGTACTGAATCGCGGTGCCGGACTGATACTGAACCTTGTATTGGTCGATCAGTTTGCCGAGAGCGTGGTACTCCTGAAGCGTAGACGCAAGTTCGGTGAACTTGAGTCGCCCCAAATCCTTGAGGGTCACGGTAATCAAATCTTGAATCTGATCGGCTTGTAATGCCATTGTGTGAATCCTTTAGGAAAATACCAGAGTCGCTTACTCTTGTGCGCCCAATCCGATGCCAGCCTCTTCCATGTACTGCCGCACAGAAGCAATGGCAGCCGCCTCCGGCGACTTTTGCTTTCCATGCCGTTGTGATGGACGGCCAACAAACTTGCTTCGACGCTCAGCAATTTGCGATTCTTTGGCTGCGGCTTTGAGTTCAATGATTTCCTCGCCGAAAACGGACGACAGTGCCTTGCTAAACAAAGACTTCTCGTCGGGAACCTCCCGACCAACAGCCTCATATCCCTTGGCTAATGCGTTCATTTCTTCGAGAACAGTGACTCTGTTGCTCAGTTCCTTAGAACCATTTCGCAGATTGTCAGATGATCCGGTGCCGAAGAGCGACTCGTACTCCGATCCTAGATCAGCGACAAAACCGTCAAACTCATTCTTGACGGCCTTTTCTGCTTGCATATCTGCGTACTTGCCGTACTCGCCCAGTTGTGATTCAAGGGCTGCAATACGATCTTCGTACGCTTTTGTGACTTGCTCAAGTGCAGGTTTAAGTTCTTCCGGCACATCAGCAAAGTCGGGGTCAACTTTTTCTGGCTCGGGCTGTGGTTCTTCCTGAGACTTTTTGCGAGCCTCAAGAATCATCACCATCCGTTCCAGATTTTCTACGTTGCCAATCTTGGCAATGTCTTCTTCATCCAGACCAACCGCGCCAGCGCGTGCTGCCAAGGCTTCAAGGTCTGAATCATCTTCTTCGGCTTCGTCGCAATCGCCATCTGGGCAATCCGACTCTTCCTCACCCTCACCCTCTTCCTCGCCCGCATCTTGTGCAGCCTTGCGTTCAGCAATGTACGCATCGATCCGGTCAGACAACAGATCATCTGTTGGCTCCTCGATATCAAACGGCTGCGGGGTTTCTTCCACTTCTGGTTGGGTGTTATCTTCTGACATATAGCCTTTCTAATCTTCGGATTTACCAGTTCTTACAAGACCAATATCTTGCTTTTGTTTTGGGTCCGGGATTGTCGCAGTTGTGACGGGCACGAAAGTTCTTGCGCCGTCCGGGGTTATTCTTCTTGATCTTCATGTTTGGGTCGCCGAAGCGGACAGTCTTTACTTTGTCCCCATCTTTGACGTAGACCACAAACTTTTTGCGCTCACCCGGGGTACGGATGATCTTGTTGAGCGGCTTGCTCTTTTTCTTTTCAGCCATCGCCGTACCCTCCATTGCGATCGTTCAGGTTGAATGCCTTCAAAAACTTTGCCCGGTGGCTGCGGCTAGTAAACATTGGCCGACCAGCGTGGTCAAAGTTGGTTGGTGCCCCGTGTTTGGCAGCGTGTGCTTGATAGGCAGGGATGTCACTTGGGTGACAAGCAGCGGATTCTGACACCAGTGGTGCCCGCCACACGTCGTTCACATCGCTGTGCCCACCCATTTCAACATCAATGCGACGCTTCCATGTCTCGCCATCAACCACAGGTTTGCGGTCAAACTTCTCCATCTCAGCAATGGTCATGATCTTTTCGACAATAGATCCATCAGGCTTTTCGTAGCAATAGGTAGGCATTATCCAACTGGCCTTTGTACGGCAGCAGCCTCACTTGGCTGTACGCCGGGTCCATCCCCGCCCATCAACATACGCGCCATCGCATCGTCCTGACCGCGCGGGGTAGCGCCGGGACGGTTGGTTCTTACAATTTCAGTTTGCCTATTCTGCGGCTGCGGTGTTGCTTGCGGAGCAACAGGCTCTATGCCAGTAAAGATATTCTTGAGTTCTGGCAACTGGCTGAGTTCGCTGGCAAGGGTAATGATCTCTCTGCCGTCGATCGAGATACCTTGCTGTTGCAGAGATGGCAGTAGGGGACTGATGAAAGTATTGACAAGTTCCCGCAGTGATTGCATCTTTTCGCCCGGTGTTTGCGAAGCCATGCTGTGCGGCTCAATGTCGAAATTGAAGTCGAAGAAATCTGCATCTTTGCGGTCGCTTTTGTAAACAAACGGTACCTTTAGATCGGTATTTGGAACAGATTTCTCCAGTTCCAACATGCTGGTTTCATCGTGGTAGATGAAGTGCGACACCGCAGAGCAAACAGATTTGGCAAATGTCTTGGTTGATTCTTGGAAATCAGCAAGCCGTCTGGACGCAGACTCGGCAATAAGTTTGTCCTGACCCACCGTGCCAGTCTGTGGACCAAGGCCGCCAAGCGAGTCGATGTTGCCGCCGTAGTAGTTGAACAGGTTCTTGACCTGCAACAAGAAGGCAAGGTTCTTGTCATCGATGCCACCAAACTTGTAGGTGTTGACGTTCTGCGGGTCATCCATACGAATGACTTCGCCGTCGGCGCTGGTCTGTACGTTCTTGGCGTCCTGCTCAGCAGACCCTCGATAGCCAACCACGTCCTTCTGACGCTCTGCCTGACGCCCCAACTTGCGGAACACACGGTTGGCAAGGTCGTGCATGTCAATCAAAGTTGCTACAGGCGGCAGTGGCATGGTGTTGCCGGGCACGTCAGTAAACTTCAAGAAGTGGTATGGCCCTGTCTGTGGGCCTTCCCAGTCAACCTCACGCACTTTCTTGTGCGGCATGCCGTTCTCGCCAGCCACAAACGTGACAATGCGGCCAGCATCAGGCAGCCAAATCTCCCACAACTCTGAGTATTCCTCGTCAAAGCCGCCGTGGTAGATGTCGCTTTGCCCGATAGCCTCGGCACGGATGTCTCCGCTTTCGTTGTACAGGGACTTGGTTATAGTCGGGACATCTGCATTATTGGAAAATAGGTCGCTCTCTTTAAGCAGACGAGTCGGAACCCGATAACGGTGTCCCATGTAACCGCACTCTTCCATTGAGCGCGCGGACATATCATGCACCCAATCGTCCAGACCGACACACTCCGCAAAAGGTTGTCCTGCTTCATGTAAAAAGCCACGCATCGGTTCGTGGATAGACTCTGTGACACCGACTTTGACAATGCCAATGGAGAAGAGGGCGTCGATGACAGCCAGTCGTAGCGTTGTTTCAATGTCCATCTCCTTCAACACATGGTTGGTTGCCAACTCCAACTCGGACGCTTGCGGAGATAACGTGCGTACACGAGGGGTGACGTTGACTTGCGGTCGGTTGGCTATCAACTGACGCGCATACGTAGAAATAAACAACTCCAACATATTTACCGGGACGCGATCACGCGAACCAGTGTCGGAGTAGTTGCGGCCTACGAACTCACGGACAGCCGAAACTCGCTTCTCGCGGTAGGGCTGGAGTCTGCGGCGGCTGTGTTCGATGGCTTTGCGAAGCCCTTGGTAGTTGATGTCGTTGTATCTCACCAGTCTTGCTTTGCCTTACGTTTCTTGTCTACGACTTGCATCCTGCGGTACGCCAACGTGCCGGGTTTGGCAATGTCCCTTGTATCTATCTTCGGATTGGCGATGTTTTTGCAAAGTTTGGCTGCCAAGGCATCTGCGATAACCCTGTCCCCGTGGTTGTCTCTGGCCCCAGAAGGGTCGATCGAAGACCGTGAGCGGGCATGGACCAGCCCTCCTGCTTGCGAAAAGACGTATTCTCTGCATTCTCGTACTGCATCGCGGCTCTGGTTGATAAATGTACCGTCCGATAACATTTTGCGGTACTGGCCAAGCAGGGATATTTTCTCTTCTTTGGTACTGAACCAACCCGGCACTGTGCCGAATCCGGGCCTAATGGACTTCTCATTGGTCCGATAATACACGTTCCCATACCCTGCATCACGGATTGCGTCGCCAAACACCCGCCCCGGACCATTGGCTTCCCAGACAAGGAACGCGCCTGTGTCGCTCAAACCTTTGAAGTACCGGCACATAGCCGCCACGTTTTTGGCAAGTATGTCGGGCCGCATGGTGGAGGTCACAAACTCCGCAACCTTCTGCCCCTCGGCAGTTGCCACGACAGCGACGCTGTTGCTTGAACCAGTGCCGGTAGCCACGTCCACGCCAACCACGTAGTAAGTCTTGTCGTTGGGGTGGTTATCTCCCCAGATGCGCAAATCGCCGCTGGTGCCGAGTTCGGTGAAGCCGAACGGGTGGCACGCCTCATCAAAATCAAGGGTGCCACGCTTGGTTGACGGCACGCATTCCCTTTCCAGCCGGTCGATAAGGTCGGGTGGAATCC